ATTCATTTAAATAAACCTGAACATCCTCAACCGCATCAACCTCGTTTGGATCGACTTTATAAAGTTTTAATTTGCCTTTTTTCAAGTCATCAATCGTTTTATCCAAAAAATTTTGATTAACGCTTGTGTTTGTCATTTTCGATTTAAACTGAACTGGCATAAATTACCCCTCGATTTTCCTGAACATTAAATTTTTTGTTTCATAATAATTTGCAAGCCCTTGCGCATACATTTCAAACAATTTGAACCCAGTTCCCGAACCGCTAACATTCGTTTTTTCAAGTATACAAGATTCGTAAACATTAGGCGAATCAACATCAAACATAATTTCCAAGGGCTTTTTTGTAATCGCATAATTCATAAATGCGCGTAAATCAGCAACCCCCGTTGCGTTGTTTTTAATAACGCCTTGACCTGTTATGTCAGTTATGTATTTTATGTTGCATTCCATAAATTCGTTTTGCCCGTATGAAACAACCTCAACAACCCCCGATGCCGACGTATTAACTTTTGATGATGCCGATTTAATATGATCGATAAAATCAACAAATGATTGCAACCAATATTGTGGATAATACGCAAAGCCTGAACCAACATCGGATTCAAATGCGTTTGAACCGGATTTATCGCTTGTAAATCCCATCAATGCAAATGCTGATATCTCTGATTGCGTTCCGGTTGTAACCAATAAATCAAAATTTGATGGCGCTGTAATTGTAATTTTTCTTGTTGCGCGATCAAGCGTTGCCGAATATTCTTGACCGCCGTATTCATTCATTGCGTTTAAAACCTTTGCAACAAACGTCGTTATAGTATATGAACCGATATCGATGGGCGCTGATATTTGAGTTAATCCCCCATCCTCGCTGAAATTTATAAATTGATTTTCATCAGTTATATCGTGACCATAATAAAAAACTGAATATGTTTTTAAACTCATATTATGTTAACCTTGCATCAGTCAATGTGACGCCTTGTTTTTCAAATCCCTCGGATAAAGATTCCGCAAGAAAAATTGATAATTCATCCTGATGAACAAGTGAACCTTGAACAACAAGTTCAACATTTGTTCCAACCTCGCGTTCAGCCGTTTCTTGGAATTCATTTATGCCGCCATCATCAACAGTAATTGGCGTTGTTGCCGTTGGTGCGCTCGATGCGCCGCCGCCCCCTGAACCCTGGGATGATGAACCCAACGCGCCTGATAAAATTTTCAATGCGCCCCCGGCTGCTATTTGCGCCGCGCCCATCCCAACGTTACCCGAAACAAGGTTTGCAATACCCCATTTGATAAAGGTATCACCGATTGCGCTTGCAACCTCGGCAAGAATTCCTTTTAATGCATTCCCAAATGCCTCAAATGCGTTTTCGCCGCTTGCTAATGCTTTGCCAACATCCTGAAACGCTTTGCCAACGCCGTTTGATAATGCGTTAAATGTTGCATTAGCCATTTCGCTCGCCATTGTTGACATTCTTTTTCCTGATTGACCGAAAAATCCAACAAGCGATTCGAATTTTGATTGCGTTGCCTCAGTAAATATTTGCTGCGAATTTAACGAATCAAGGCGTTCTTGTTCTTGTATTGCTTTTAATGCCTCAAGTTCAAGAATTTTTTGATTCATTGCCTCGGTTTCAGCTTGTTTTTGCGCTTGTTTTTCGGCTGTTATTAGTTTTTGTTGTGCAAGGTAATTATCATATTCACTTTGCGCTTGTCTTAATTGTTCAAGTTCGGCGCCTTGCGCAAACGATTCCTTTTGACGTTTTAATGCCTCAAGTTGCATTGTTGTTTCTTGGATTGCACTTGTTACGTCGTCAATCTTGCCAGGTAATACAAGCCCCCTTATTAATCCTACGCCCATTGCTGATTCTGCTTTCAAATCTCTTGATCTTTTATGTAAATCAGCAAGTTTTAAAGTTAATGCGTCAATTCTGTTTGCGTAATCCTCTGCAACCGTTGTCGCTTGTTTACCGCCTAATGCATCGGATGCCATTGCACCTAATGTGCGAAAACCCGAAACAACACGCAATAAAGCCGGCGCAACGCCCTCGGCAATTGACATTGTTAAAGCATTAAATTCAGCCGTAAGAATTTTTATTTTATTTGCGTTGGTATCAGCCATTGTTTGAAACGCTTTATCAGCCGCCCCGGTTTTTGTTGTCATTTGTTCCATTGCATCGGTCATTGCTTTTGCATTGCCACGCATTAAAACTTGCGCCGCCCGAACCGCCTCGCTCGAACCAAGTAATTTATTTAATTGATCACTTGCGCCGCCAGTTTGTTTTTGCATTCTTTGCAATACTGTAATAAAGCCATCGCTGATTAACGCATTTGAATCGAGCGATTTACCAAGCTGTGCGCCTTTTGTTGCAAACGCCGTAAACAATGCATTTAACATTGTAACCGCCTCGGCTGTTCCGATACCGTTTGATGTTAAAACCGCCATTGCGCTGTTAACGGTGTCAAGGTTTACACCCATCGCCCTCGCGCCAGGAACAACCTTTGCAAGCGATGACGCCAATTGATCGACCGTCGTTTTTCCTAATTTAACCGCTGTGAATAATGAATCAGCCGCATCGGCTGCGCTTATATTTTCTTGACCGTAACCATTTAAAATTGATGTTAAAATATCAACCGATGCACCAACCGATGTTAAACCGCCAATTGATAATTTATTTGCCGCCGCCAGTAAACTTTGCGCCTTTGCGGTATCTGTTACCCCGGCTGATACAATATCGTAATATGATTTCACTTGCGCTTGCGATGATGTTCCGAATTGCTTTGCAAAATCCTTAAATACTTTTATTTGTTGTTCAGTTAATTTTGTGTTTTTCGGCATTATCGTGTTTACTTCAGCAATTGCTTGCTCGAATCCCATTGATGCCTTTGTTGCGTCGACAAGAACATTTTTGACCGTATTAAACGCCATAAATGCCCCAACCGTTCCGATAATATCATTGCGAACTGATTGCATTGATGTTTTTATTGATTTTGAAAAACCCTTTGAAAAACTTATTGATGCCTTTGTTCCGGCTTTTTCAGCCTGTTTTTCAACCTTGTCGAATTCTCTTTTGGTATCTGTTGGTTGAAAAACCATTTCAATTCTTACTTGATCGCTCATTTAAAATAACTCCAAGTCGGTTGTTTTGACTGTGCGTTGTTTAAAGTTTTCCGGGAATGCGATTTTGTATACACTTTTATGTAAACGGCGTTTTGCGTTTTTATCTGTAACATTCGGATAATCATGCGCAGTAAATTGTCGTAATAATTCCCTTGCTTGAATGCGATGCATCCCCTCGTAAAGCATATTGAAATCTTGAAAATCCATTTCCTCAACATATTCAATCCTATATCCATAAAACCGGCATAATTCGCAAACTTTAATATCGAAATCGTTCAAATTTTTTTTTGACCTAATAAAATTTTCGATAAATCGTTTAAATGTTCAAGTTCCATTTCTTCGGCTGCTTGTTCAGGTAAACCAAGTTTACTAAGTAATTCTTTTGTTAAATCATAATCGCTTGATTCGATTTCGCCGTTTTGTAATTGTTTTAATTTTTGCAAGTAATCAGATAACATTCGACCCGTTGGGAATTTTATTTCGTATTTATCCCCGTAAATATCCAGGTCAAGAATTCTTTTTTTATAAGATTGTTGCATTTGTTTCGTTCCTTTTTTATGAGGGGCTTTTACACCCCTCGTTTTATTTTATTAGAATTTTGAATGATCCCCACGCGCAACAAGGTTGATTCCCTCGTCGGCATTTGCATCCTTGTATGCTGTAAATAAAAATTCAGCCTCCTGGATTGATTGCCCTGAAAAATTTATTGAATTCATTTTCGGCGCAGTATTTAACATTGTGATATCCTCATCAATGTTTGTTGCCTCATTACGAACCGGATGCCCAACTAACCTCCCAGAATAAAGAAACATCGAGTCATATAACTTTTTTGTTCCCCAACCGGTGACATCCTTGCCGCCTAATGACACGTTATTACCTGAAACCGATCCAATTAAATCTTGCCATCGTTGTGTTGACATTTCCCTTAATGGAACGGTAATTTCAGCCTGATAACCTGTAATGATTTCATCTTGAACAACAGTTCCCTGGGCATCGTCAAGTAATTGAACCGTTTCAATTGTTGTTGTCAATTCCGATTCGCCAGTTTGACCGATATATCCCCCGAATCCTAATGCCTCGACTGAAAAAGTCATATTAGGCGCTGCCGATTTATCAGCAACAGTTATTTTTCCAATTAAAGCATTTTGCACCTCAACAGAATCGCCCTCAACTAATGTGCGAACATTCTCTGATGCAAGCGCAAGTTCAATCGCAGCCGCTTTTTCCGCAGCGGTATCGCCTGTTGTTACTGAAACCGAAATCAAAGTTTGATCGGCATCGATTGTTGGATCAGCGGCAACCCCGTCATCCATAAATACAACAAGCTTTTTTTCGCTGTAATCAAAATCAATTGTGTTTAATTCAAAAGATTCCCCGAAATCAGAATCCGTTTCCGATGGCGTTATTTTTTCACATTGTCTTTTTCCGAAATACCACTTCATGCTTTCAAGCCGTTGTTCCGTGGATTTTTGATTAGTACATAAAGGCATATCATTCCCCCTTAAAAATACGCAAAACGTATTGTTAAATTAATATCAATTTTAAAACCATTGTCATCGCCGGTTAATTGCGTTGAATTAATACCAACGGATTCAATGTTCGTTATTTTTTCAACCCCTGAAAAATTTTTTAAGTCAATTATATTGTTGCGAATGCAAAGCGCTTTATCAAGCAAAACATCATATTCGTTTATTTCATCTTGATAACCATATCCAAAAATTGAAACAACCGCCTCGATTGCATCCTCGCGAAAATCAGTTCGCAAATCATTTGTAATATTATTAAGCGATATTTGATATGAATTTTCAATCAATGTTTCGCCTATATCATCCAGGTAAAAAGCCGAATCATTTTCATTTAAATCAGAATCAACCGATAAAATTTGAGCTTTTAAATATGATCTAATCTCTTTTATCATCGTCTTATTAACCTAAATGATTTCAATTCCTGGATTTCGCTTGATGTATCAATTGTTCCAGAATTATTTTTATCAATACGAATTGCGCCGCGATCGCGTTCGTAATTCCTTAATTCTTTGTATTGGTTCATTTTATCGGCAAATTTATCCCCAACCGATATGAACAAATCAGTGTAAATCATTAATATTGTTTCATATAATGACCATTGCGACAATTCGCCACCGATGTTTAATTGATCTTTTGTGTATGGATCGCCGTTGTCATTCCATATGCGTTTGCGATCAAGATAAACCAGAATTCTTTGTTGCGCCTCGCGGTGTAAATTAATATAAGAATTGCGCCCCTGGGGAATATATTTTTTTAATTCAGTCTCAATTTTAAAAACTTGTTCATCGGTTGAATATAAATTATCATCCTGAACACTTACAATTTTTAAATTGAATGTTTGCACAACAGTGTTCGTTCCATCCATAGCCCGAACACTGATTGTTTTATCGCCAGGCGTTGAATATGCCCAGTCAAGGAACCATTTTTTTTGATCTAAATTATAAACTGATATAAATCCAACCCCGTTTTCAGGTTCAATTTCAATATCTGTTATCCCATCGCCTGAAACAAAGGATTTCGAAACGTCAATCCTGGTTTTATCGTTTTCTTGAACTAATCCCTCGGTAATGCAATTTAAAAAAATCATTAAAAAACCCCGTTATTTAACTTCATGGTAAATTATATTTCCATAAATTATTTTTGATTCACTTGAATTATTTTTATATTCAATCGTGATTTTCATATCCTTTACAAGATCAGCTTCATAACTCGATAATTCGCGATAAAAACCGTTTGGCATTCTCACATCGAAGCCATATTGGTTTAAAAACAATCCAGGTTCGCCGCTCATTGACCCCGTTGGATCGTCGTAAACTTTAAAATTAACACAATCGCCGATTGCACAATTTGTAAATTCAACCTCGTTTATTTTTGTTAAATTATATGGAACAATTAAATCAATATTACCCGTTTGACCTGGCGCAATTTCATTTGATGCAAACCCATGCTTGCGAAAATATAGCTTGCCGCCGCGAACAAATTTTGATGTAAATGATGTTCGATTCATATTAAATCATCCTTTGATAATGTTATAATTACGCCATCAATTTTTTTTGCTCTGTTATCATTAGATTTTGCGCAAATTGTTATTGAGCTTTTATATGATACCGGTTGCCCGAAATTAATTGATAATAATTGACGATCATTATCGTAAATTAAAGGGTAAATATTGTCGTTTAAGTTTGCATTATTTAACGCATCAGTGTAATTTTCAAGATCAACTTCAATAATTACATTATCATCAATTTTAAATAAAATTAATGTTTCCTTTTTATCAAGATTTATTGTGCAATAATAAAACGAACCATATCCGTTACGCTCATAAATTAAATTATAATCACCGTTTGAATTATTCAAATTTATAGTGCTGAAATTAGTATCGATTTTTATGTTATTTGTAATTGTTGGCGTCGATATACTCATTTAAAATGCACTCCCGAAAACATTCGCCTGTAAATAATTAACTGAACTTAAATTATCTCTAATATAAATCCTTACATAATCCGGCGTTGTGAATTGGTTTTGCCCCCTAATAATAATAGGCGATGGCGAAACAAACGATGCTGTGAATGCA